CTCTGAGTTTGTTGAACGTATTCCGAAATACCTGCGTGAGGCAACGGAAAGCAAGATGAGTAAAACCTATCTGGACAGGGTGCTGGCGATTATTGATGGAGATGAATTCGCTTAAGCGGGTTTTTCAATGCACAACTCATCATTGATATCAGGGGGTTACGTTCTAACGTGACCCCTTTTGCTTTCCAGAAAAGTAAAAGGGCAAACCATGGCAGGCTGTGGTTCCGCAGGCGGGACTTGAGGGGACAAAACGGGGACAGTAAGCATAGAGAACAAAAAAGCCACTTTGTTAGAAGTGGCTTAATTATATGATTTTAAAGCTAAAATTTGGTGGCCCCTGTTGGGTTTGAACCAACGACCAAGCGATTATGAGTTCCTACCAGAACAACCGAAAATCAATAGGTTGCTTTATAAATCATGGACATATAGGGCCACAGTTGACCCGCTAAGGGCCAGTTTGAGCCATTTCTACCGCCACTTTATCGCCACTCACCGCCAGTGGATTAAGTTTAACGGCATCCTCTAAATGGTCAGGGGCAAAGTGCGCATATCGCATTGTCATTTTTATGTCGGTATGACCAAGCACGCGCTGTAAGACCAGAATATTACCACCATTAATCATAAAATGGCTGGCGAAGGTGTGCCGTAAAACGTGGGTAAGTTGCCCGGTCGGTAATTCGATGGCCGTCCTTTCCAGAGCAGACCTGAACGCCCCATAACAATCGCTAAACAGTCGGCCTTTTTTGTCATCAGGTAGGGAGTCATAGAGCTCTTTACTGATGGGAACTGTGCGGTTTTTTCTGCCTTTTGTATTGGTGTAAGTGATTTTGTATTTCGCGAGCTGGCTTTTTTTCAGGCTCTCTGCCTCTGACCATCGAGCGCCAGTGGCGAGACAGATTCTCACCACTGTTTCTAAATCAGGGTGGTCATGGCGTTTGCACTCTCCGAGCAGTTGCGCAATCTGGTCGTTAGTTAACCAAGCCATTTCTATTTCTTCTGTGCGGAAAGGGCGCATATTTTTTAGCGGATTTTCACCTTTCCATTCGCCAAGGCGATTTAACTCATTGAACACCGCGCGGAAGTAAGCGAGTTCAAGATTAAGCGTACGGGGGGAAACCTCTTTAACTCTATTTGACCGGGCATACTCACCCTTTAGCCGCTTTTCCCGGTAGCGGGAAAACATCTGGGCATCGAAATCGCGTGCGAGTGGTTCGCCCATACACTCAAAGGCATGGTGCATAGCTAACTGGCGTTTTAGGCCGTCTCTCAAGGTAATGCCATGGGCGCTATACCATGCGTCGACCAATTCTTTTAGCGTTCGCCTGTCTTCCTTTTCCTCATGCCACGGATTTTGTACGGTGTATTGTTCAAAGGCCAGCGCCTCACCTTTGGTGGCGAATTTTTTTCTGATACGTTTGCCTTTTGCCCCGTTAGGATAAAGCTCGCAAATCCAACCTCCAGCGGGGTTTTTACGGACAGTCATCAATTAACCTCGCTGTACACACCTACCACTCTACCCAGCGTCTTTATGTCATCAATGCCGCACTCAAAAGGAACCTTTCCACCAGTAACATGCAATTTTCTACCCGGGAGTTTTGTTAGCTCTCGAATACTAATTCCACCCTCTATATCAACCAGCCAAAGGCCGTCAGAGAGTGATGCCTGCTTATCAATGAAATGGAGTTTTCCTTCCGTTCTTATAGCCATCGCATCTGTAAGCGGCTTTGTGAAAAAATGAGCGTCGACTGTAATACAACCATCACTTTTGAGTATTTCTTCACTTAATGTGAATGACTCAATGCTCATTGTGTCCTCGGCTGACGCAGAAGATGTGAACGGTTGTCCTTTTCCTGTAAGTAACCACTGCAGATTGGCCCCTGTTTCAAGAGCGCAGTGTGCCGCAAAGTCATACGAAATAGCGCCTCGGGTATATCTGTTAGAGAGGGAGCTCGATGCAATATCGAAATGGTTAGCTAGCTGAATTTTCTGTGAAAACCCGTAAGCCTCACAGATGCGATCCAATACATCAACGTTGCTCCATCCTAAAGAATCTATTCTCATATCGATAAAACCTATTTACTAATTCTCAATTGGGAAGTATATTTTGGCTAAACCTACGCAATTGATGGCCCTATGTTGGCAAACGGTGGCCCTTTAATTGCAATCTTTGGCAAATAGGGAATCATGCAACATGGCTTCTGAAATCGCAATCATCAAAGTGCCTGCACCCATCATCACCCTGCAACAGTTTGCAGAACTTGAGGGGGTGTCATACCGCACTGCGCGCCGCTGGACTACCGGAGATAACCCGCGTTTACCTATCGAGCCTCGCGTTATCCGTAAGGGCTGTAAACGTGCTGGCGGTCAAGTTCGTATCTACTACGCCCGCTGGAAAGAGGAACAAATGCGTAAAGCATTGGGCCATTCCCGTTTTCAACTCGTTATTGGTGCGTAATTCACTTTATGTGAATTTTGAGGGCTTAACATGTTTGATTTTCAGATTTCCAAACATCACCACTATGACGAAGCGTGCCGCGCTTTCGCGCAGCGTCACAACATCGCGAAGCTGGCCGAGCGTGCGGGTATGAATGTTCAGACGTTACGCAACAAGCTAAACCCGGAACAGGCTCACCAGTTCACGCCGCCTGAATTGTGGCTACTGACTGACCTGACCGAAGACTCAACCCTCGTTGATGGTTTTCTGGCGCAGATTCATTGTCTGCCATGCGTGCCGGTAAATGAGCTGGCTCAGGAAAAGCTGCAAACCTACGTCATGCGCGCCATGAACGAGCTTGGTCAACTGGCTGGCAACGCGGTTTCGCAAGAGCGCCTCACGCCGTCACGTAAAAACAGCATGATAGAGAGCGTTAACTCCGGGATTCGCATGCTTTCGCTTACTGCACTGGCATTGCAGGCTCGCCTACAGGCTAACCCGGCCATGTCTAGCATGGTTGACGCCGTAAACGGCCTTGGCGCTTCTTTCGGTTATATGTGAGGCGATGATGAATACTGAACCGACGTTCGCATCTCTGTTGGTTAAGCAAAGCCCGTCCATACATTACGGACACGGCTGGATCGCAGGAAAAAACGGTAAGCGCTGGCACCCGTCACATGGTCAGTCAGAACTGTTAAATAGTTTACAGACGAAGCGCAAACCTTCAGTGGTTGAAATTTTGCTGAGAATTATTAAGAGGTCAAAATGAACGGATTAAATAGCACTGCTGGAAATATTCCGGCGACAAAGTTATTTAACAATTCTGATTGCACAAAGGCAGAGCCGCAGGCAATGAGCGGCGAAGAATGCCTCGCCCGCTTTCATCAGAAATTAAAAATGACTGAGAATCGTGCTCTGCGTAATTTTAATAAACTTGATGACAATTTTAAATTCGTCGTTATGACGCTGGCTAATCGCGCTAATCCCTGCGCATTTCGTACTGAGGAGATCGGCAAACCGTTTGAATATTTCGACGTTAACCGCCGCAAAATGATAATTATCGCCATGAATGAAATCGCGCGTTGGGGAAGTATCCTCCCTCGCCGGTTTTCAATTCATGAATGCATATTAGCTAAATAAAAAAAAGTAATTAATGGCGTAAACCCGCCGGGCATTCTTTTGCCCGAAATCTGGAGAAAGAACTATGCAACAGGAATTACCAAAAATGTTTGTCGCTGAAAAAGAGCCGCTGAGCATGATGCTCGAAAAGGCAAAACGTGAAGAACGCTGCGCGCGTGCTGCTGCCGTTTCATCGCGCCTTGAGGCTCTGGCTGTATACATCACGCGCGAAGGTATGAGCGGCAACGAAGCGGCTGAATTACTGCGCCGCGAAGCCACCCGCTACGACAACGAATCTCAGGAGTTGCACTGATGGCCGATGCAATGGATCTCATTCAGCAACGCGAGCAGGAAGAACGCGAGCGCCTTATCAGCATCGCGCGCAGCCGTATCTCTGCGCCTTCCCGCTTCACCTGTGAGGATTGCGACGCACCAATCCCGAAAGCCCGCCGTATGGCGATACACGGCGTCGCACTCTGCGTGACCTGCCAGCAGATAGCAGAGCTCAAAACCAGACATTACCGGGGCGTGTAAGTGGCAATTTCTTACGCTTACGCCTGGAATGCTCCTCGCTCAGCAATAGCCAGCCCTTATCTGACCTATTCAGAACAGCATCGCCGCGATCGCATGATTGCGGCGTTGCTGCATGCGCGCAAAGCGTTGTCCCTCCAGCCTGAATGTGTGCGCTATGACGTGATGCGCACTGCTTCCACGCTGGAGCAACATCACGACAGTCAGCGAGCCAATGCCTTTTTAATCAGCTTCTGCAAAAAAGCATTGCCGCGCCTTGAACTGGTCGCAAGAAAATACCAGGCCTCCGGCATCAGGAGCGACGTTTCTGCCGCTGTATTCAA